TCATAACAGCTCTACATTTATCAATGTGTTCTTTTATCATGCTTACTTTTCTGTCATTATCTGTGTATAGCCAGTAAATGCCATCTTCTTTATCAAATAATTCAACAAATAAGCTTTTAATTTGAACTTCTCTCTCTTCTGGGTCTAGCATATCCAGACCCATTTGAAGTTTCATGATATCTGTAGATATCTCATGCATTTTTCTCTTCTTCATATTATCCTTCCATTCTTTCTTTGATCAACATCAAGTCTACAGTTGAGTCTTTCTTGCTCTCTATTCTTTAGAGTAATAAGCTCAAGATGTTCTATAGATCCACTAGCCCCTCTAATTGGCTTTAATGCTAGTATCTTATTTGCATTATAGGATATCCTGAATGATCCTGAAGGACTTGCTATATCTACTCCAGATTTAAAAGCTTCCTTGGATAATTCCCATATTCCTATTACAATACAATTTAGATCTTTAGATAGATTCATTATTCCTTCAGAAATATCTTTATCCTTTGATATCTCGTCTCTGAACCTTGATTTCATTAATCCACAGTGATCTATAAATATCACTTCAGGCTTAAAATCAATAACATCAAGCTTTTTTCTTATCTCCCATGGAAAACATGGTTCAAATTCAAACTCAATATTCTTCATCTCAGGCATTCCATTCTTACCAGTTTTATAATGTTCTACTAGAGATTCTTGATTCCATCCATTATGAATCATTGATATCCTTTCCATCACTTGTCGTCTAGACATCTCAAATTCCATGAAATATGACTCCTTCTTGAATGCAAGCAACCAATTTAATATTAACATTGACTTCATTGATTCTGGTGGAGCAGTGATAAGTATGGTCTCACCTGGATGTACAGGAAAACTCTGATCATATATACTACCTATGTCAAGAGGTTCCTGATTAGATGAATAGAAAGTTATAAGTTCTTTCTCAAGATCACTTATATTGTAGCTGCTAATAGACTTCTTAGACTTGTACAGTTTGCATTCTGGCGAACACAATCTATCTTTTATCTCCGAATTACATCCAAAGTTGTATCCTTCACCATTATTAGCATTATATACTGAATCCACTATCTTTTCCATCTCACTTTCAGTAAACGGATTTTCAGCTGAAGATATCTTTACTCTCCAATACTCCATAAATATCCTTACAGCATCTTCTGGAAACCTAATTCTCAGATGAGAACCAAGAGTTAAAGCTGCCTTATGTCTAAATCCGTATGGAACATTCTCCATCATCTTTTGGATACATATGTAGTTATTAGATATTGATGTTCTACCTTGAGAAGTAAACTTTGCTTTCGGAAGAGATTTTGTTACATCAAATGAAGGGTTTGTATCTAATTCTTCAAAAATGAAGTTATCTCTTGGTTTAGCAGCATTTAAATCCAGCCAATGTTCATCTACATCTGCTATTTCAGACCGTTTAAGCGGTACTTTCCAATATCCTGAATGAATTTTCAAAGTATTTGGTACTCTGATTAATCTCGTTCTATCTATTACAAGTGGATCTGCATAATCATAAATACCTTTACTCTTCAAGACATGCTTAACTTTTAAATGTAAATCATTACAAGGTTCCCATCTGAAAGCAGAACCTGAAATATGTACATGAAAGCCTTTTTCTCCAGAGAAATAGACTTGTACTGGTATAGACACTTGAGCATCTTCTAATAGATTTAGTAATGCAAATGTCAATTCCTTGGCCTGTTTTATATTTGCACCATCAACATCAAATATAAATTCATCAGGCATGTATAGCTTTCCTCTATATCCAGATAATGTCTTCTTGGTCTTAACATGTTCAACTACTTCTTCATCATAGTCCCATAAGGACATAAATGTGTCAGATGAAATGTTATAAAATGAAGAAATCTGGCTTGGAGGAAAGAAATGATGGCGATTGGTAAGCGAAAACGCATACTCTTTTAATATCATAACTTATGTCCCCTTAATAACCAGACTGAATCTGTTCTGGTTGTTTGTTCTTTAACATCAATTACTCCCTTTTCTTTCATATCCCTAAAAACTCTATCATATGTGGAAGGGGATCCTAATCTTCTACCATATAATCCAACACCTCTTTCTGAGAGACCTTGTATATCTCTAGTACGAAATCCCAATTTTCTGTTATTCCAGTACCACTTTATCATAGCTTCTATATGTTTCCTAACTGTAGGCTTTAACATTTTTCCTCCTTACATAAAAAAAGGTTGATAAACATCAATCTAGACTGACATCTATCAACCTTTAGTGTTATTTGAAAGCTAGAATGGTGCTTTCTCAGGAGGATCTGTCACACTTTGTGCAGTAGCATCCATTGAGGTTTTAGTTTGTCCATTCGTTGCTTGCCAGGAACTAAGACTCCTTTCGGAACGAGTCTTCCAAAAAGATACGTCTTTCTCTGTATATGACAATTCATCTGTCTCCATCATAACTGGAGCTGGTTCACGCCATATACGGGCATATTCACCATCTCCTGTATTCTCTCGGTAGAATAGAACATTAATTTCTTTTCCACTGAGATTTTCTGTATCATCATCATACTTTATGACTGGTTTACCAGATCCATTATCAATGACTTCAAGTATACCAGCATTAGCAAACCTAAACCAATTAGAAATTCTAAATTCCTCTTTGGTAGTCTTGTTAATGGTCTCATATACACGAGCATTCATATTATCTGGATAATCCTCGAACCAAATATCTACAAACTTATTACCATTGTAGTTATCATATTTGGCATTCTTTATGGTTAACTGTTTCCAACCAGCTTCATAATCTGCACCACCAGAGCCAATTGTTACTGTTTTAATTGCCATTTGTTTCTCCTTTATTAATTAAAGTAGCTAGGCTTTTTGTTTTTCCAGTACCTGGACTTCCAACTACCAGTATTCTCGCATTTGAGAATCCTTTTTCTAAGGCAGCTGCAATTACAGGCTGAAAATCTTGCTTTATATCAGATGGCAAAAGATCGGTTCTATCTTTAGCATGCTCATATATGTCAGAATGTTTGGTCCTCCACATATAATCTTCTGAAGCACCATTCTTCTTCGTATAGGTATACAGTACAAAATCAAACCATTTACTTACATCTTCTTTAGTACTGCCATCTATATATGGCTTAATCTTTGTTCTTCCATCTTCAAGGGTTTCAGTCTTACTATGGCATGTTACAACTAGTACACCAGGAACTTTAGTAATGAATTCAAGCAGCGTATCAAGAGTATTCTTCAATTTGCCCCATGAATTCAGTTTCATTACTCCACTTTTATCAACTAATGACCTTTGATATTTCTTTGCTAATTCAGAAAATGAATCAATAATCAAAACATCTACATTAACACCATTCTTTAAGACAGTATGTTCTTGAATCTCATTTATTACAAGATCATCTGATATCTTCTTTGAAACTTCTACCTTTTTGGTAGTGTACATTGAAGTTATAATGTTTCTGAAGTCATTGAATTGAGCTGGTTTTAAAACTGGACAGTTAAACATTTCCTGTATTTCAGCTTCTCCACCAAGGGTGTGGGAACCATGTTCTGTATCGAACATTAGGATCTTATCCATTAAATCCTCCTCCTTCTATTTTGAGAGATAAATAGTCAAAAGATCGACCATAAATCTACGATTTAGCGAGGGAGTAAGCTAGAATAATCAGCCTACTCCCATGCCTTATTATGTTAATGCAACTGGTTCTAAATAGACATTATCAAGGTCACCATCTCTCCAAGCCAAAGCTTCTTTAACGGTATTCATTGTAATATCCCTACTCCAACTTTTTCCTGCATTATTGGGTACACCTTCAACACATGTTTCACCTGTAGATGGATTAATCATCTTTAGATATGTTGCTGGGATTGTAGTAGTATCTGATTGCCTTATATTGCTTGCAGGGAAAGAGAATCTTAACAATTCGTATTTCCTTCCATCAATCACATCTTTATCAATACATACATTGGGTACACTTTCAAGAATAGTTTCCATCCCGAAATGTTCAATCAGTTCAGTTCTTTTAGCTACATTAGTTAAGTTAAAAGTATCTATTGGCTTTACTTTATCCCAATTACCAAGTTCTTTAGCTTCTTTTATTAATCTAACTACACGTGTATTACCATAATTAGATCTTGCAGCTGCATTCTTGATATCTCTATCATCTTTATAGCATTTATCTGTATAAGCTCTTACCTTTTTAGGAATTCTGCTTAAAAGATTACCATCCCAATCAACCTTCATTGGATAAAATGTTGCAACTTCTTTATCACTAAAATTGACCAGAGTACCATTTCTCAGATATCTTAGACCTGAATAAGGTATTATACCTAAACTCAAGAATCCTCTGAAAGTATATGACCAATTTCCTGGAGTATCATCTTTAATCTGTCTATAACCATGTTGTCGACTATGACTAAAATTACCTGATATAAATGTAAAGTAGTCTTTAGTTATCTTTATAATTGGAATCTTATGATCTATCCTGTTATACCATCCTCTATCAAATCCATAAACATTTATAGTTTTTGATCCCATCTTTACACAGTGAAATGCAAGATGCTTGTATCCATATCCAGCATATAAAGAAAGAGCATCTCCTTGCTTTCCACTAATAGCTAAATCACGTAGTTTATCTCTTTTATCTAGATTATGATTTTTATCAATATGAATACTCATTAATCCACCACATATCTTGTTGTTCCTGAAATATGATCAAACTCTCTAACTATGCCAACCTTGTAATGACCAGCAGGAATAGTTAAAGCATTATGCTCTTCATGCTTAATAACAGCAGCATTACCTGTAATCTTAATGAATTCAGGTACATCACCTACTCTTGTTCTAGTTCCACCATATGCAGTTATTGCTACACCTGGAGCTTGTTGTGACATTCTAAAAGAGTGTGTATGTCCAGTAGCTTCACCATGAGCAACTGTTATAACATCGACATTCTTTGTAGATTGACTTTCAGTTTTATGACCATAACTTCTGTATGGACTGTCTGTCTTATGTTTTGATGGTATCATTACCTCTTTATTACCATCTTGTTTAAAATCCCATTTACCTTCTGGTACTTCAACAAATAAAACATCGCCTTGTTGATACTTTTTCATGTTACTTCTCCTTTTGGATATTCTTTTTTATAATACAATACTATTCTTGTCGGTGTTACGATTCTTGCATTACAAAAACCACAACACTTACCACTATTAATAGGTTCTGCATTATGACCACCATCCCAACCATCAAGATCAGGCATTATAGTTTCGCTGCATATGCTGCACTTAGCTTTTTTTATCATCTTCTTTACTTTCTTCTAACTCTTTCCTTAAAGCCAAAACAGTTGTAGCACTAGCTATTCTTTCTAAGCAGTCAGCTATCTTTGGCATATATTTATTAATTGTGACATATGCATGTATTTCTTCTTTTATCTTCATTAACTATCTCCTCTTATTACTTTCCAACCCTCTTCCATTTTCGTATTACAATATTCTTCATTGTTAGACATAAATTCATAACAATCAACGTCTGGTAAAACTCCATTATATGGTATAACCATATCTGTATCTTTAGCTTCTTTTATACATTTCCTAATGTATTCAGCTAATGCTCGTTTACTCATGAAATACTCCCTTTTTGTTAAAGTTATCAGCATCCACTTATGGTGGAAAACCACATTATGGGTAAGGGAGTAAGCAGATGCTGACAGACTTAATCCCTTAAATTTGTGGGGAAATATTTGGAAGGTGCTACTGGCTATTCCAAATTTCCTATGCGCTCGCCCCTATATATCTCCCCATTGATTGAGTAATATGGTAGGATTCACAAGTGAAGGATCCGTCAATCCAACCTACATGACAGCGTGATATAGTAAGACTATGTGTTTTTTTTACTACCGTCCATTCAATATATGTAGACAAACATCATACATTTGTACATCTGTTTGTTTTAAACCCTATCAAAGGTTTCTACTTGAATGGTACCCTATCCCCATCTCGTAGAGATTGTTAGGTACTTACATACTACTCAAATAAGACAGCATATATTTTCATCACAGTAGTTTCTAAAATCAACTGACCTGTGTCCGACTTCCACAGACCTCATATAGAGGGATGCTGTCTTTATAAATAAATACTATTTATCATCGTCTATCTCAATACCCTTATGTTCCATCTCTTCACGTGCGTATTCTTTCAACTCTTCTCTTCCTTTAGGAGATACACTTTTATATTCCTGAATAAAAGACTCACCTGGTAGAACTAGATGTTTTTTCATAAACGCCATTATTGTCATAATCTGATTTCTCCCTTCTTTTCTTGATTTTTTCAAGTCTTGATTTCAATTGTTTCTGAGTCATTCTTTTACTCAGCTTTCTATGTTTACTTTGTAGTTCTTTTCCCACTTCAAGTACTCCTTTAAATTAAATAGACTGCCTCAATTATTTGACCCTTCAACAGCATGTTACATCAGGTCGCTCAGTTTAATCAGAGGTGAAGGAGCATCCCTCAAGCAGCCTATATTATACACAGAACCTGTCAGAATATACACCTTGAGTAATATCTCTTGGGTCTATCTTTCTACAAGTCCTACTCTTGCACCATATCGTATAGCTTTTACTGTCTATTCTCCATCTCTCATTCAAGATAGATTGAATAGGATATGGAACTAATATTACATCTAAGTCCTTCATTTTAGCCAATACATGTAAATCTTGCATGGTATGCAGGTCAATAGATAGAGTCAGCTCTACATCTAACCAATCAGAATAATCTCTATCAAGCTCATACATCTCAAAGAATGGTTTATCAGCATCTTTAGTCTGTTCAACTCTAAATCCTGACCATCTAGGTGTTAATACCTCTTCAGTAATAAGCTTATGGTTATCAGCTACTGCCTTGGTGCAACCGTGTAATACCTCACCCACTGTGTCGTGCTCGTCAGTTCTTAACCAATAACTATGAAATGATGAGAAATTACATATTGTTACTCCACTATTGAGAGTAATCACTGGGAATTGACTTAATAATAAATCAACCTTACTATTGTCAGCCATTATTCACCTCCTTTATAGTATTTATAATCCTTACCGTCTTTATCTAATACTAATCCTTCACCATCACATGACTTACAATGTCCATCATTACCATCGCCTTTACATTCTTTGCATTCAGTATATATTTCACTCCAGTGTACTCCAAGATATTGTTCATTTCGATCATCCATACCTATCTCCCCTTCCAACTACCATCATCTGGATCATTTATCACAAATTCATAACCACTAGTATTAGATTGTTTAGATGATCTCTTAAATACACCTTTGGCCATCTTATACCAACATACAGTACAGGACATATGAAATATTCTATGTTCACAATCTTTCATGTCAATCTCCCTTCTAAAGATACATGATTAAAGTATTACAGTGTAGGCATCTTAGCTGTATCAACTGTACCAACGTCCTTCCAACGTCTCTGGGTGATTAAATCCCTCATCGCCCACCGTTAAATCCAGAGTAATTAATTCCAGAAACTTGATCAAAGCACGATGTATCTACTGCAGCTACCCGCTAAACGAGACGGACTTGTAGAAACACTTATTTTACGAGATAGTTATCCTCAACTCATCTAGAGCAATTTAATTGACTTACACTAGAATATGTCACTTGTACTTTAATGTCCCAAGAGGAGGACGCTTTGGATCGTTAGTTAAAAGCTCTTACACCACGTCAAGGTGATCCTTTGTAAGAGTGAAACTGTAATGATGACAGGCACTGTACCTACTTACATATCTACATGTCCTGTGTTGCTAGGTGGCAACCATGCAGCATGCTTTTGTACATTTGCAGGGGCAAACATTGTCGTGTTTATCCCGCCATCACTCAGAGTACAGACTTTCACTGCAACCTAATAAGCACCACACTTACTAGACTGTTAATACTTTATCTCAACCATATTTGCTGGTGACAAGTACAAGAAGAGATATCATACAACTATGACTACCTCGTCCAAGATAATCATAGTATAACTATGAGTATGATCTAGTACATTTGTACTAACGCACTAAGCTTAACATCTATTTATACTGGCTTAGTCCAGTTTGGTATAAGTTACCGCATATATATACCTATAAGCTATGACATGACTACCAATGGTCTGCTTACTGGCTCATGCTGTCTGGTATAGACTCATCTATGGTACAAACAACAACAATACAGGTTATAAAGGGGATAAATTAATACCCCCTTTAAGGTTAGCATTTAATATCCAGCAAATGATCTGGATACTTTACGACCACCACTACCTTTATTAGGGTCAAGGTTCCAAGCAACATTCTGCCAGTCACCTTTTTTAGTGCGATCTTGCGTACAATTTGCAATTGAGTCAGCTAAACCAGCTAACTTGGTACGCAATGTGGCTGCTTCATGTATTTCCATATCCATGATACCGCATTTAACTCGAAGCTCAAAGTCTTCAGGTTTCATGACGCGTATTACTTCAAGTCCTGCCATTGTAGCACCAGCTCTAAGTAATGCTAATAGTTCATCCATGTAGACCTCCTAGTCTTTTAGAATGTGACGAAAAACCAATTAATACAAATCAAAAATAACGAAAAAGCGATAGCGAAAACCCTTATGTAAGGGGTAGGGGCTAGTGATAAGACCGCACACTAAAATGCCACAATTTTTAAAACTTGCCTTAAAAAGTTGTTCGTAATATATTTTCAGTAGGCAATCAGATGTCAACAAAGACAAAAGAATCACCCAGAAGGTACCCTAGCATTAGTACTGCCTTAAGGGTCAGAAGTCGGATTACAAGGGGTTAACTTGAATAGACAAGCATATACTACCCTCGAATTTTCTCCGATATTGCCGCAACAATCCTTACTATAACTCAAGGTATGGACAGACAATAGTCAGACTATGAATGGTACTGGCTTTGACGAAAGGTAGGGCATGAAATCCAAAAAGTTGGTAAATCCTTCTCAGGGGAAGTCATATATAAAATGTTTCAACTGTCACAAAACGGAACTAGAGGTTTTTATTCATGTTAATGGCCTGTGTGTACCGTGTCAACTGTTGAAAGACAAAAGACTTTCTAAAATGAGTCCATATACTTAACAAGCCGCTTACGCTTACTATGAGACACTATCATGTAAACCGCCAGCCTCACTGCGTGTATGATGATGCAGACGAGTTGCCCAGTGACATCCACCCCGTTTCTGATTGGAGAGAGTCAGAAGAAGGGGATTGGGTTAAGGCGGATGATGGCTGTTATATACAAGTCCTCAAAAAGGGGAATCTTGTCAAACCAAAAGGCAAAAAGAGAATCGTGCATTACTATCGTACTTGCACAGGAACTTATCCAGTAAGTGCTCCCATGGATACGTCTAGACGGGAGAACATCTATACAATAAGCGGCTTAAATTCAAAGACAGATACCAGGGAGAAGCTTAATAAGTACGAAATGTTGTTTGTTGAATACGTGGCTGCAGGATTGAAACCAGTAGAAGCTTATATAAAAGCATTTCCCACTAATGATCCACATTATGCTAACTTCAGAAGTACAGAATTGATAAAATGTACCAGGATAAGGAAAGCTATGAAAAAAGAATTAGAACCAGTTTTAGAGAAATTAGGCATTACCGATGAGACTGTCCTGGAAGGGATAAAGGCAGTCGCTGATGAGTCTGAGAAAGATGACACTAAGTTAAAGGCTTTATTCAAGTTATCTGATATTTTAGACCTTGAGGATAAGTCTGCTGCCAAGCTTACCCAGTTGACAGGTATACAGTTTCAAGGGTTTAGTGAAGAGCAGCTGGAAGAAGTCGAAAGACCTAAAGAGATAGAAA